ATGTGTTGTATCGATGCTTTTGGCAAGAATCCACATTTTTCCTTTAGAAATATAGGAATAGATAAAAATGGATCTTCTTTATGCAATATAGCATGTTCAAGAGCTATAGCATAGGATAAAGCAGTAACAGTAGTGTTAGATACACTAGTTTCTACACAACCTGTTTTCAAACCGCGGGTTGGTATTGTATATTTAGCATGAGTCTTTGGATGAAACATTTGTGAGTTGGCATTTGCTGCTTTACGTAACATATTCACTTGGTCTTCATTCCAGCTTGTGAGGAGCATCGTTCTGAAGGCTTCATGATGTTCAGGATGTTGTGTTGAATCATAACGAGAAAAGTCACAACATAAGGAAACTTGGTCATGCAATAATGCTGAATCATCTCCAAGAACTTTTAAGAAATAGTGGGGTATAGTCGAAGTGTAGTTATTATCTTGGGTCACTTTGGCTATTTGTTCTGAAGTCATACCAGTGGCATAAAGAATATGCAAGGTATATACACCTGGACATCTACTCAAATCATTATAACCATTGAATAGTTTTTTCAATCCATCACTATAACTGGCAATCACGGGGGCAACATTGACAACATAAGAATTGTCAAAAGCAGTTATTGTCCTGCCTGTTCCATAGAGTATTTCATCTAATTTAAGGGAAACGGTACCACGATACTCGATGATGCCGTCTTCTTGGAACTGTTTGTAAGCGCGCATGTACATCGCTTTCTTACTACCATGATTTGGCGAATTTATCCATTTTATAGTGTCAACTTCCTCCAATTCTAATTTCTTTTTCCAAAACTGAGCCATGTACTCATATTTGTAAACGATTTCCTTTGTTAACTTACGAAGAGGCTGTTCTTGAATGTTACGTTTAAGATAGGCATTGATAAGATTGTTACCATTTTTGACCATTGCACCATTAGGCAATAATGCATTAGCAGTTGTACAGACGGGATTTCTAATGTCTTCTTCTGTATCTTCTAGCATGGTTTCTACAAACTCAGTTCCCTTAACGATATCTGGGACTTGAATTGGAGCACTCTGAGGAAATCTGGCATATGAATCTAAATGATCGACTATTTCAAATTCATTTATTGGTGAGACTTTTCTATCATATTCAGAACGTAATAGAATTTCATTTTGTTTCGAGTGAAAATTCCATTTCATGTGCCATAAAATTCTGAAAGGAAGAGTTAACATTTTAGCCCAAAATGGGAGTAACTCTTGCCAATTATGAAAGATGAGACGAAGGAAAGCGGATCTTATTGATAATTTTTTGTTACGATAATCATCAATTAGTTCTTTAATAGCAATACAAAGACCAATACCAGGTATGCATTTTAAAATTTCTTCTAAAACAACACATAAGGTATCGTTCATCCAGTTGAACAACTTCATAACTGGTGTACCAAAACTTGATCCAAAAAAAGTGTCAAATAGAAAAACAACACCACTTTCAAAGACTTCTCTCAATTGTTCCCAAAGCTTATAACCTGTACCTGTGAATCTATATTTATCCAAGATCTCTTTAGCAACATCCAACAACTCTTGAGGAACTATCCAGGATGCAATACGTTTTAAAATAGCAAATAATGAGCCATGCTTGGGTAATTCAACCAACAATTTATTATTGTCATGTTGTAAATTTAAAACGTCAAAGTTCAAACCCAAAGCTTCGAATAGGTGAACTTGCTTTTTTCTACCAGCTTGAAATAAAGCACCAAGCATTTGTTGCATTGTCGGTAATTCAAAAGCCGAATTAGCCGATTTATCCAACCATCTCTTACATTCAGTAATGTATGAGGTAATGGTAAAATTAGTCATATTCTTTCCTCCCACCCATAGACTAGCAAAAGCCAAAAGGTAACATGGTACGCTAACAGATCCTCCCTTTAGTAAAGGTACTTCTAAAGGTTCGGGAACAAAAAAGGTAGCGCCAGGATGATAAGAATACTCATGGAATAACATTATACTATCTCCAGTCATTCGCAACTGATTAGGTATAGTTATAATTTGATAAGTACCGAGATAAGGAAAAGCTATAGCAATCTCGTTATTAATAATTCTACAAGCGTAGTCAAAGCTTGTATTGTATTCCATGATTTCAGGTAACCAAATATTTGTAATATCCATATGCCAATGTGTCATGATATTAAATGTGTTTGGTATAGGTTGAGGTACAACATGTTGTCCAGTATAGGGATCAAGACTGGTTACGAGATTCTGATTTTGTGACAACGAATAACGTACTTTTTGATGTTGATCTTCAAAAGGTGTGCTTGTCTTTGATAATTTCCAAGCAGGATCACCTTCGAATATAGGAGTCGAGGTTACATAAGCACCCCCATTCACGCCAATCTTGCGGAATTCTTTAGGTTGTTCATTGTAATTCTGTTGTTGATGATTTATATGTTTTGCAATCTGGGCTCTGACTAAATAGGTTGCATTATTTTTCCTTTGAGGTTCTAGATCATCAGTTCTACGTGGATTCAAAATACGTAGACCATTGATGTGACTATCAACAGTTGGTACTCCTTGATGAGGTCTTGCTCTTTGATTAAATTTAATTTTTGGCTGAGGTTTTATTTGAATAGGTTTAATTGGAACATTTAAATCATGATTTAGATTATCTTCTAATGATAAATCAGATGATTCTTCAGTAATGTCTTCTTTTTCCTTAATCATACCTCCTTTTAATCTAGGAGTGATCTCGATATTGAAATTAGATTTGATCATATAAATTGCTTCTTCAAGCTCAATTATCTTATGGCCACATTTAATGTAGACATTTTCAATACCACCTTTAGCTTCAATGCGAGACATAAGTCTCTCCTTAACATTGTTACGGCCTAAAGGAATTTGTTGTTCTTTGTGTATCTTCTTGAAAGGTACACAGACCCCACATTGAAATGTGTTGAAGAACTTTTTGCAGGTACGGCATCTCAATCTAGGATAATCAATAATTATTTTGCTTCTTTTAACAGTAGATTCTCGCCCTATCAATGGAACAATTTCTTCCAAAGACTCGGCTGTGACATTTCTAGTGTTATTAATGACTTTTTCTGAACTTTTATTATTAATTTTATTCATATTTGTAATATTCTGATTTTTGATGACTTAACCTAAAAACTTGTCCTAACGCACAGCTATTCTTTACGGCTGTTTGTCCTCTAATTATACTTCTACCATAACCGTCCATATCCTAAATTTAGTGACTATGTTGGTGCTGTTACATTCCATAACAGCTGCACGCTACAATAGCGATCAAACATAGTAATAATAAAACATCGGGTCAAGTTATTTGGTAGGTTCTATAAGAGACGGAGTATCAAAATCCGGGGCTGGTTGTCACACAGTTCCGTATTTTCTCTTTATAGCTTGTCTTTCCAAACTGTCAGTCCATCTACGCATGCAACATGC